GCCAACTCGAACGGTCGGGCTATCAGGTGCGCCAAGGCATGGAGCCTGGTCAGTTTGTCGTCACGTGGGAAAAGGCGAGGAAAAAGGTGGCGCGGACGGTCGAGCCAGACGCCCCGCAATCCGACGACCTCTTCTCAAGCCTCGCAAATCTGCAAAAAACCGCTGCGCGTCTTCGAGGGTCAGCGCCATGATTTCATTTATTTTTTACCAGGCTCTACTAAATGGAGGTTCTCAATGACGCCGAGCGACGCTTCTCACGCAAGTTGGTCGACGCCATGCTTCCTGAACTGTTTGAAGTTTGTTGTACAATGTGGGAAGACACCAAGAAGGACACGAAGGATCGTAAATTTGTCGAGAATTATCGTCAAAATCTCCGAAAGGTGAAGGGCGAGTGGTCAAACGTCAAGGTGAAGCAGCACGTGGCCAACATCGTCAAGGAGTGCCCGCTCTTCCCCAGGCTCATCGCCGCCGTGTTTGTCATTCACGTCAAGATTCTCAGTTCTATCCGAATCGACAAGTCGAGCAAGAAGATTTCTCTCAAGCTCCCGAGCAACGACGTGTTTGTCCACACGTGCTTCATCGAGTGCGCCCGTGACTTGTACGAAGACCCGTGGATCATCACTGATGAAAAGCCCGCGACCGAGCGACGGAACGAGCTGAACACGCGCTTCACCAAGTGCATCCGCGAGACGATCGAGAACCTCGTGCCGACCGAGGAGATTCTCACCACGTATCTGAGCCTGCCTGAAGAGTCCGAGCCTTTCGAGATGGAGCCGGACGACACCTACCAGGAGGAGGAGGAGCCGCAGCCCCTGGACGTTGGAGAGGCGCTCGATGCCGTCGACAACATGCCCGAAGAGCAGGTTGGGTCGCCCATCGTCGATGGCTTGCCAAATCCCGTCGAGACCCCCGGGGGCACAAAGACCGTGGTGGTCACTCCAGTCCACAAGGAGAGCCTGTTTCCGGACGCGCCAGAGATTGGAAAAAAAGGTGGTGATGAATAATAGGAAAGATGGACCAGTACTTTCGCAATCCCGCGAGCGCCGCAATCATATCAGCAGCCATCACCATGGCTTACGTCTTTGCGCGTAACAAAATGAACGGACGGGCGAACGTTCCCAACTCGGAGTACGCCAAGCCCGCGTTTCTCGTGGCGCTCCTCGTGTACCTCATCGTCAGTCAGGGGTGCGGTCAGCGTGAGAGCGTGAGCCTCGAGCCATTCTGAAACACTTAAAAACATAAAGAACTTTAGAACTAATGAGTTCTCTGGATGCGTTTAACGATATGATGTCTCAGTTTTTGAACGAGCTCGTTCTGACGTTCCCAGAGGAGAAGCACTTGGATGAGCATCTGGCAAAATTCAACGCGAAGCGCTTCCTAGACCCCCGGGCTCCCATTGATGATTTCATGAATTCAGTACGTCCCCACTCCAACAAGCTCATGGCAAAGGATGACTCGCTCTTTGACGAGCTCAAGGATTTGAACATTGCCAAGGCGTGGGCGACCGGTACGTCCCATGGAACCAAGGCGGCGATTTGGCAGTACCTCCAGACACTGTACATGCTCGGGACGACCCTGACCATGTTCCCTCCAGAGACGCTCGCCGCCATCGAGAGCGCCGCAAAGAAGTGCGCCGAGAGTGGCGCCTTTGACCCGGCGGCCATTCAGGGACTCCTGGGTGGCATGGGGGGGATGGATTCTCTGCTCAGTGGCTTGATGGGCGGGGCTCAGGCTCCTCCGCGGAACCGCATTGCTACGAAAAAAAATAGGGGTAAGAAGTAGATGGACCCACGTGAAGTCTTCCGTACAGACAAGATGTTTGAGTTTTGGCCGACCGCCTCTCAGTCAGCCAAGGACCGCGTCGCCGCCACGACTCGTTTCGTCGTGTATGCCATGTGCATACTGTATCTCATCAAGCGCGACGCGCGCGTTCTGGCGCTCGGTATTCTCGTGCTCGCTGCTCTGTACTTTCTGTACGTGTCCAACATGATCCCAGACGGCCAGGTCCGTCCCGCGTTTGGCGACGGCCAGGCGGCGTGGTTCGGTCGTGACGCCGTCACCATGCCCAGTCTCGAAAACTCCATGGCGAACGTGCTCTATACGGATTACACCGACCGCCCGGATCGCCCAGCAGCGGCGTGGTACCCGAGCGTGGCCAAGGAGGTGGCCCGCGAGTGGGAGTTTATCCACCCCTTTGAGAAGAAGCGCGACGCCGAGCGCAATTTCTACACCACCGCATCGACCACGATTCCCAACGACCAGACGGGTTTTGCCGAGGCTTCATACGGTCCCAAGTTTGGACCATTCTGCAAGGATGGTTCAGGGTCTTGCGATGTCGAGTCTGACCGTTTCCACTTCCCCGAGCGCACACAGCTGCGAGGAGGAAACGGACGGTAAAAAAAACTCCCCATCTATATTAACATGTCTGCAAGGAACTTGCGTACGGACAACCTGATGCTCCAGGAGAAAATCTGGCAGGGCCCCGCGACCGTGGTGCTCGACGACGTCGTGCGCGTTGATGACGCCCTTCGTTCGCAGTCCACGTCTCGCTGGAACCGCTTCTACAACGAGCGTGCATACGATTTCCCGAATCTGTACATTACCGACCGTTTCCCGGTTCTGACGCACAATCCCATCAGCACGTACAGCAACGACCAGAACAACCGTTTCGACCAGCGCAACCCGTCCGTTGCGGTTGGTGTTTCCAAGCCTGCGCCGTGGTTCGCCATGTCTGGTTGAAAAATAAAAGAGTGTAAAAGTAATATGGATCCCTGGGGCCTCGCGGCCGTAGTTGGTCTTGTGTTTGCCGGTCAGCGTTTCAGCAGCTCGCCAGCAACCACGACTCCCCAAGCACCCCCTCCTCGCCAGGTGACGCGCCGTGACACCGACCTTGCAGGTGACGCACCCGGACGCGCCGCAGACGCCTTTGGTCTCCGTCCCATTAACCCGTCGTTTGGTCGCCGCATCGGTGACGACTACCTCCCAGCCAAGGAGGCCATCTCGAGCCTGCAGGACCTCAGCCCTCAGGCGAATCGCTTCCCTTTCGGACAGCCAGTGTACGACTTGTACAATCGTCAGAATGTCACGAACAAGATGAACAACCTGCAGCCCGTCGAGCGCAAGAATGTCGGTCCGGGTCTCGGCGTCAACCCGAACGTGCCTGCTCTGGGCGGCTTCCAGCAGTACTTCCGCGTCTTGCCCAACAACGTCAACGAGGAGAAGCTCGTGACTCTCCCGGGCGGCAAGGGTCCCTCGGATGCAGTCGTCAAGCAGGGCGGCACAACCTTTGGCGCGATGAGTCACCAGGCCAAGGGGTCCAAGACGGCCTATCGTGCTCCGGCACAGAATGCCGGTCAGGGCCAGGGCGGGGCTCTCGCCGCTCCCGAGGGCCGTCCGGACAACATCAAGACGCGCAAGACGACCATTCGTCAAGAGACGGGCATGCGTGGCGACACGCTCGAGTACGGTACAGCTCAGTACAACGTGGCTCAGGGGTACTCGTCCCTCACGAACAAGACGCTCCCTCGGTGCACGGATAACCGCGTCAATCCCGACCGTACAGGAAACGCAGGACGTATGAATGTTCGCGCCGATCCTCAGGGCGCAGGCGGCGTCGCGACCAGCCTTCGTCCAGAGTCCGTGCCCGTCCCCCTGCCTCACATGAATGGCGGGCGTTTCCAGAATTACAAACCAGGAGAAATGTACAAATTGAACAATTACAAGACTCAGGCCAACCCCCTTGCATCCCCTCAGAATCTCAACATGGCTCGTGATGTCCTCAAGGCGAACCCTCTTGCCATTCCGTCCCTTTCGTCGTAAATGGTCTCGTGTTTTTTTCCCCGCCTTCTAGTAAAATGAGCGGTGCAGCGGTTCAGCTCGTCTCGATCGGCGCCCAGGACACTTGGCTCAGCGGAAAGCCCGAGGTTTCTTTCTTCCGTTCCAACTACAAGCGTTATACCCACTACGCCGCCACGACCGAGCGTCAGATTATCCAGGGTCAGCCCACCGCTGGCTCCATCTCGACCATCCGCCTCGAGAAGAAGGGTGATCTCCTCAGCTACGTGTACTTTACTGCTCGTGACTCGAACGCCGCTCAGATTTGGAATCTGGGATGGTCGAACGTCATCGACAAGGTGGACCTTTTGATTGGTGGTCAGGTTATCGACACCCAGGACTTTGGCTACTCGACCGACATTGACCCCGTGTACGCGGCCCAGACCCACAACCAGCGCTTGAACAACGGCACGGCCAGCGCCCTGAACTCGACCAACAAGGTGTCTACTTTTTACCCTCTCAAGTTCTTCTTCTGCAAGGATTGGTCCGTGTCTCTGCCCCTCGTGGCGCTCCAGTACCACGACGTGGAGCTGCGCATCACGTGGGCGGCCAACTTGGCCACGTCCGTGTCGGAGGCTCCGGGTGGTCCCGCCCCGAGCGCCCTCCAGTACCAGGCGTGGTGCAGCTACATCTACCTGGACCAGGCTGAGCGTGAGTTTTTCGCCAAGAATAGCCATGAAATGCGCATCACCCAGGTGCAGCGCATCCCCATCGGTACCCAGGCTGTCCAGGAGCTCGCTCTGGCTCACCCCGTCAAGTACCTGGCGTGGCAGAGCGCCAACTACGGCACCGTCTACAACGCGGGCGCTGGCTCGGCCGCCGCCTCCAACTACCGTCTCCTGGTCCAGATTAACGGCGTGGACATTGGCGAGTCTCGCCACCTGCCCCACTTTCTCGACGTGCCCCAGTACTACAACACCCAGTTTGGCTACCAGCAGGGGGCGGGCACGTGCAACGTCGCCGCCGTCTCCTACTGTCTGGACACCACCAAGCTGCAGCCGACCGGCACCCTCAACTTCTCCCGCGTGGACACCTACCGTCTGGTCGTTCCCACGGGTCTGGCGAACGGGCTCAAGGGTCTGACGAACACCGCCGTGAGCAGCCCCTTCCTTTACGCGGTCAATTACAACATCCTGAAAATCCAGAAGGGGATGGCCAGCGTGTTGTACTCCAGTTAGTTAAAAATTTCTAACCTAAATGTAATGCAGTTGTGGCCGTGGGTATTACTCCTCGGCCTCGTGTTTTTGATTAGCTACGAGCCGGGTACGCGTAACCTTGCGAATTATTTTGACCAGGAGATAGTAGAGACGGATCATGGATCCGCAACTGTTGGAGAGGCACAAAAGCATAGCAGTTCCAGTGACAAGGGACGTTGAAGGAGGACCTCTCAAGTTTCTACTCGTTCATGATCGAAGGTACAAGGAATGGACATTTGTCACGGGCGGGTGCCGCCGTCGAGAGATTTTCAACCCTCTTCGCTGTGCAATTCGCGAGCTCGAAGAGGAGACTCGGGGGATCATAAATCTGAAAAAGGGGGTCTACTCCTATTTCAGTTTTTCCTTCAAGGATCACGAGGGTGTCAACAACGTCTACCACGTATACGTTTTTGAAATGCCCGAGTTGACTCCGACCGCCCAGAACCACGTCGTACGTAGGTTCAACGAAGAACGCACAAAGATGGAGGGACGTCAAGTTCCTTTTCGTAAAAATTATGATGAAAATGATTCTTGCGAGTTTGATACACTCGAAGGAATCACGAAACGTCGGGACCTCTGGGAAATGATACGCACGCACGTACTCAAGAATCCCGCATTCCACCGGGTCCTCACATCGCCCGAGAAGCAGCAGTTCCTTCTGCGGTCATGAGCTTCTTTTAAAAACTTTTTCAAAATTAAATGACGCAGCCAAAGCTGGTCATTGCCAAGCGCCTCGCCGAGCTCCGTCAGGATGGCTCAGACCCCGAGGTGCTTGCCAAGTCCATGTCCATTCAGAAAATTCATCATGAAATTGAAAAGATTCGCGAGGCGGAGCCGGAGCCGGAGCCGGAGCCGGAGCCGGAGCCGGAGCCGGAGCCGGAGCCGGAGCC